GCTTCCTGGTCAACGAAAACGGCTTGGACCGCATCGTCACCGAAGCCGGCGACGCGATCCTGATGGAGTAGGCGATGGCTGACGTGAAAGTCTCGGGCCTGCCGGCGCTGGCCGCCGGCGATCTCGACCTGGTCAACGACATGATCATGGTGGTGGACGCGAGCGCGGGTCAGTCGAAGCGCATGTCGCCGGGCGAGCTGCTGCGAGCGTCTGCGCCCTATCTCTCGACCTTCTGGGATTTCACGGCAGGCTCGCTCCTGCCAACAGTCGCGTTTACCCGTGCCTCGTCAGGCTGGCGTTTCAACAGCTCCGGCGTGCTGGTGCCGGAGACGATGGATGCGCCACGCTTCCAGTATGACCCTGCGACGCTCACGCCGCGAGGCCTGCTCGTTGAGGATGCGAGGACAAATCTCGTCAGGCAATCCGCCGGGTTTGATTCCGCCGTTGTTGGCTGGTCGCGCGTGCGCCTTTCTGTCACCGACGCCACCATGCTGGCTCCTGATGGCGCGGTTGCCATGGACAAGCTCACAGAGGCGGCAACCGCTGTTGACAATCATTTTGTGGAAAGCTCGTCGTTCTCCACGACCAGTGGCACGTATTACATCATGTCCGTCTACGCTAAAGCCGACACGCGCTCGTGGCTTTACTTCTGGTTCATGACGAACTTCAATGCGTTCTCGCGCGCATGGTTCAACGTCACTGCCGGGGCGGGCGTAGTGGGGGCCATTGCGGGCGACGTTGTCGCGGCCTTCATTCAAGATGTTGGCAACGGCATCTATCGCTGTATTGCGATCGCGCCTGCAAACCTGACAGGCGCTGCAGCGCAAATGCGCATCGGGCTTGCGACCGGCGACCTCAACGTCAACTACGCGGGCGACGGAACCAGCGGTCTCTACCTCTGGGGCGCTGACGTTCAAGACGGAACAATGGTGAGCAGTCACGTACCTACGGCAGCTGCCGCCGTCACCCGCTCTGCCGATCTCGCGCTGATTACCAATCTGCAGGTGCTTGCGGATCGCTGCTGGATCATTCGTGCCCGCACGCCGCGTCGCATTCCCAACGGAAGCCTTCGGCCTTTGGTCCAGATCGATAACGGAACGTCGGATCACTACATCTCGGTTCAATGGAACACCGACAACAACATCAGGCTTGTTTCGCGCGTGAACGGCGTGACCCAGGTGACACTGAACATAGGGACTGTTGCAAGCGACACCGACTTTACCGTGGCAGTCCGGTTCGCTGACAACAATTTCGCTGGGTCGCTGAACGGCGGCGCGATTGTCGCCGCCATGAGCGGATCTGTTCCTGTCGGGCTGACTACCGCGCGCGTCGGCAGAAACGCATCAGGCAATGCCTGGAATAGTACCATCCGTACATTTGAGACGCGACGGGCGGCTACCGACGCCGAGCTGCCGCTGCTTTCCGCCTAACAAGGAAATTGGGCATGTGGTCATCCACGATTTACTGCCAGCACCCTGACGAAGCGTCGGCCCGCGCGGCTGCGGCTGCGTTGGGCATGAACTTTCCTGAGTCCGATGCAATCCCCACCGGCAACGAGAACTTCGCGCTCCACGCGCCGATGCAGCCGCCGTGGGCCACACGACCGGTCTTCAACGAGGAAGGCGCTGTCGTAACGCCTGGTGTTCCCGAGGGCGGCTACTGGTCGATGCTGCGCCTCAACACGGCCTGGCCGGGCTACTCGGCGACGATTGCCGCCATCGAGACGTCGGGCGTGCGCCGCGACCTAGTCGACCCGCCGGTGGTGTGGGCGTGAGCTATCTGACCTCCGCCGACCTGGTCGTGCGCTTTGGCGCGGCTCAGCTCGCATTGCTCGCCGATCACGACAATGACGGCGTGGCGGACGAGCCGGTACTGGCGCGCGCGATCGGCGATGCCGGTTCGGTGGTGGATCTGTTCGTGCGCGGCCGCTACGCGCTGCCGCTGTCGCCGGTCGACCCGGCGATCGCGGTCATCGTCGGAGATCTCGCGCGCCGGCTTCTCTACGGCGACGCGACGGAAGTGCCCGACAGCGTGACCGAGGCCGACAAGGCGGCACGCCGCCAGCTCGAGCTGATCGCGAAGGGCGACGTGACGCTCACCAGCGCGCCGGCATCCTCGTCGGAGCCGGCCGGCGCGCTCGAGGTGGCGACCGCCGGCGACGCTCCCTTCTTCACCAGCGACAGCCTGAAGGGCTTCTGATGCCGACCGCGTCCCTGGTCATGGACACTTCGCCCATCGCCGAGCTGGTCCGGCGCCTCGAAGCGGTCGACGGCGATCGGCGCGAGGCGATGGAGCCGATCGGCGCGGCGTGGGAGACGTCGACCCGGCTGCGCTTCGAAACCAGCCGGGCGCCCGATGGCACGCCCTGGAAGCCGAGCCAGCGCGTGCTGGCGTACAAGGGCAAGACGCCGCTGAAGACGCTGGTCGACAGCGCGCGGCTCAAGGGCTCTATCACGCACCAGGTCGACGGCGACACGGTCGAGGTCGGCACGAACGTCGCCTATGCCGCCGCCCATCAGTTCGGCGCGACGATCCAGCAGGCCGGAGCGCATGCCGTTCCGCTGGTGGTGCCCGAAGGCGCCGCTGGCGGGCGCGTCATCATCCTGCCGGCACGGCCGTTCCTCGGCATCGAGGAGGGTGATTGCGTAACCTTCGTGGAGATCCTTGAGGGTTTCATCGAAGCCAAGACCGGGGCCACGCCATGAGCCTCGCTTCCGCCATCGTCACGCGCCTGCAGGGCAACGCCGCCTTCAGATACGTCGCCGGGGCCCGCGAGTTCGGGCAGAGCCTGGTCACGCCGCCGATCGACAAGATGCCGGCCGTATTCGTGCTGCCCTATTCGGAGAGCTACGGTGGTAACGATTTGCTCAACCGCGTGCGCCAGACCGGCCCGCAGCAGGTGGCGCTGATCCTGATGGTGGCAGTGCGCACTGCTATCGGCGCCAACGTGCACGATCCATTCGAGTCGCCGGTAGCCGCGCTGAAGGCCTGCCTGCTCGGCTGGCAGCCCGATCCAGAAGACGGAGAGCTGCTCCTGGTCAGCGGCCAGCTCCTGGAGCCGCGGCCGACGCACCTCGCCTACCAGTACGTATTCCAGCGCGACCACACCGAGAGGACCTGACGATGGCCAAGGCACCGAAGATCCCGGCCGAAACCTTTCCGACCGAAGGTGGCAGCTACGTCCGCACGTCGGACGGCAAGCTCGACCAGGTCGAGAAGACAGAGCCCGCGCCGCCGGCGGGCGATCCCCCCAAGCCGTCTCCCGCGGCGCCCGTTACCGTGAAGGAGTAGCAGCACCATGGGTATCCGCTTCGAGCGTAAGGCCGTCCTGGCCAAGATCGAGCCTGTCTACGGCACCGACAGCGTCCCAACCGGCGCGGCCAATGCCCTGCTTCTGAAGAACGTCGAGATCAACCCGTTGAATGGCGAAGCCGTGCCCCGCGAGATCATCCGGGCCGGCTATGGCACGATGGCGGGCTGGTTCGTCGGTCGGCACGTCACGATCACGGCGCGCATCGACCTCGCGGGCTCCGGCACCGCCGGCACGGCGCCGGCCTATGGGCCGCTCCTGCGCGCCTGCGGCCTGGCCGAGACGTTGACGCCCGGCGTGAAGGCCGATTACACGCCCGTTCACAGCCTCTTCGAAAGCGTTTCGATCTACTACAATCACGAGGGTACCCGGCACATCGCGGCCGGCGTGCGCGGCTCCGCGAAGCTGCGCTTCACCAAGCGCAGGACGCCCGAGATCGAGCTGAGCCTGATCGGTCTGTGGAAGTCGGACTCGTCGGTCGCATTGCCGACCCTGACCACCACCGCCTGGAAGGATCCGCTGCCCTCGACGCCCGCCAACACGGCCGGCTTCACCATCGACGGCCAGGCGGTGCTGGGCAGCAGCTTCGAACTCGATCTCGGCATGGAGTGCGCCTATCGCGACCTGCTGAACAGCGAAGAGATCATCGTACGCGAGCGCAGGCCCAAGCTCACGGCGCTGATCGAGGAGCTGCCGCACGCCACCAAGAACTTCTTCGCCCTGGTCGGCGCCGCGCCCGTGCCGGTCGTCTACACGCATGGCGTCGGCGCCGGGAAGATCGTCGACATCAGCGTGCCGCTGGCGCAACTGCAGTCGGTCGCGCGGCAAGAGGAAGACACGGTGTCGATGCTGAACATCCCCGCCGATGTGACGCTCGGCCCGCTCCCCGAACTCACGATCTCCGTCAAGTAGCCAGCCCGAAAGGACGACAGCACGTGTTCGATTTCCAGAAGGACTTCCGTTTCACCTTCCCGGTGAAGGTCACCGTCCCTACGCCTGACGGTCAGGTCCAGAAGACCTTCACCGGCAAGTTCCGCCATGTGCCGAAGGTCGAGATGGACGCAGTGGTCGTTGGCAAGGGCGACGAAGGCGCGCTAGCGGGGCTTCGTCTCGCCTTCATCGGATGGGGCGAAGATCTCACGCAGAACGGCAAGCCGCTGGCCGAGAGCGATGCCGCGCGTGATGAGCTGCTTTCAGTTCCCTTCATCGTCGCCGCGATCAGCACCGCGTACTGGCGCGCGATGAACGGGGTCATGACCGAAAAAAACTGAGAGCCGCGGCGCGCCACTGGTTCGACTGGAAGCCGGGCGCGTCGCGACAGGCCAGCTCGGAGGACAAGGCGGCGATCGCCGACGAGCTCACGGCGCTGGGTGTCAACCCTGTGGAGACGATGGCGGAATGGACCGGCGCAGCATCAGCACCCGATATGGTCGACGAGCGGCTTGCGCTGCCCGCCGAGCTGGAGCCCGTCGTGCGCGCCTTCCTGATCGGCGCCACGCAATGGCGATGGCTGGGTACCGGCTTCTCG